AGTGAATCGCCTTCAACCGGAATACTTGCACCTTCTTTAGCGTAACCTTCAAATTGAATATCCCATGTTTTCCTGCCTGCAATGTTTTCTTCCCATGATCCCGATTCACTATCGGAAGCAGGTATCACCTCAACACCGCCGTTTGCATTCCATGAGATAACCGGAACGTGTCTTACTACCGTACCGCCTGAAGTGTATGTCTGCGCTGTTGTTAGTGTAATCGTAAATTCATCTGCATCAACTGAAGAGGCTACGGTGTGATAACCGTTTAAATCAGTCATTCCCACAACGCCCTGAATAAATATTCTATCCCCTGCCGCCTTACCGTGATTTCCATCCGTTTGAATTGTCACAGTTCCGGCATTATGAGTGGCTGCAAGAATATCTAAAGCCGTTCCGATTTTTACCAATCCTGATATGCCTGTTAAATTTGCCATTTATCTTGCCTTTTGAATTTTAAGCCTGAATTGAATTACCATGTTCCAGACTTGATCTGTTTCACCTAAATTTATTTGCGGTTCGGGCAATAAATACATTGCCTCAAAGCCTGTGAATGAAAGTGAACTTAAAGAGTTTTTTAACCTGTCAGTCGCATAACCGGAAATCGTCTCGCACTCGCTTAAAGTATCTGCTGAAACCCTTACCTGAATAATGCACTCATAATAATCATCACCCGAATCCCAAGAAGGATTGATAGGCAGTAAATCAAACACCGCATAAGGAAGTGAAGCGTCCTGTTCTGCTAAATGGTAATACAACCTTGAACTGACAGAAGTCTTAAACGTGTTTGTACTTCCGTTTAACCTGTTGTAAATACCCGCGCGCACTATTGAATGAACATCAGCCACTGATAGCCTTTTGAATTACTTTAAGTATTGTCTTTGCATTGTTTAATATCGGTCTTAAATACGGCTTCGCTTTTTGATTGTAATTCCTTCCAAGTGAATCCTTGCCAACAAACCCAAATTCAACTCTCGGTGCATAAACTACGTTTGTTCCAACTCTCAACGCTAAGTAATTAGGTTTCTCAACCGGCGCGTGCTCTTTAGGTGTTGATTGAGTTTTCTTTGTTGCATAAGAAAGACTGTTAAGTAAGTTTGAAGTAATTACAGAACCGTTCTGTCTTAAATTCTCTGAAGCCCATGAAACTCCCTGAGCACCGATAACATTGAAAGCATCCTCGATCTTATTTTCTTCCAAGTCTTTTATATACGCGTTTATGTTCCAGTTTGATTTCATATAATCTTTAAATCGTAGTATTGTCCTTCGTACGGATTTTTATAAACCCATACAACTTCAAAAACAGTTCCTTCTTCACTGAAATATCCGCTTGCATCAACTATCCTGTCAGTCTTTGAAAGTGTTTCACCTGTTAAAAGCCTCGCTGTGCCTGTATTGCCTATTATCTGATTTTTCTTGATCTCGCTTCCGCTTAACATTCCAATGAATCCCTGAAAATCAGTATCTTCGGTTGTCTCTGTAAATTGCCCAGCTCCGTCCGAAACCTTTGTAACTGTACGCCGTGTTAATGTTTTGTAATGATCTTCTTTCATTGAAAAGGTTTCGCCCATTGATTAAAAGCGTTCATTGCTTCACGTTCATTCTGATAAACAACTGAATAACCTCCCGGAAGTGACTCTGATTTTACTCCGGCACTTTTTTGATTTAGATAATAATTTATTAGCCGTGCAAATACAGGTTTTATATCCTCCGGGAAGTCAACTTTTGTGATTGTAATTATATTATCAGCAGCTTCTGTTATTAAAGAATTATCCTTTAATGAAGCAGTATTAACAGTTAAAGCACCAGCCGCAACTTCAGAGACTTCAACGTGCCCGTCATTTAACTTTGATCCGCGAATCTTATAATCGCCCGCCACGAAGTAAGCATCAACAAACCCTGCGTTACTATCCGTTATAGTATCATCCGAGAATGAAATAGTTGATGCAGTTAAATAAATGTTGTGGTTTAGAAAAGAATTATTGCAATACTTTATTACCATGCTTTGTAAGTAAGGAATAAGCATATCAACTAAAGCAGCTTGGTCAGTGCTAAAGGTAATGCCTAATAACTTTTCTGCGTCTTCACGTTTGATTATCAATTTCTTCCGCTCCAGCTTACATAACCTTTTCTAAGCGGGAAAGTAGCCCAATGATTAATGAGCTCAACCTTCACTCTGTAAGGTCTTTTCTCATTCACTTTGAACGTCACTGTATTGCCGGAATTACCAACAACCGTTGTAACAGTGTCACCGTTGACATCAATTACAGAAGTTAAAACCCACTCTTCTAAATCAGGGTTATAACTATATACTTTTAATGAATCGGTTATCTTTGCTGCTGTTGTAAGTCCTGTGTCTTGATAAGTCAGGTAAACAGTTTCGTATTGAAATTCAGGGGAGTAATTACTAAGACTGTCACCTCTTACCGATCCGGTATCAGGCATAAAGAATAAAGAATCCAATCCTGCAAATTCACCTGTATAACCGAGTGACACGGGAAGCGGATTACCTTCTCCCACGTAGTGCCATGCGCCGCTGGAATCAATCACCGCTGTTTTAGAAACCTGTGCAAGTGAAATGCCTGTTAATAAAAAAAACAGAATTAAATATTTTTTCATTTCTTCTTTCTCTTCTTGGATTTAACTTCAGGCTTTACTTCAGTCTTTACTTCGGGTTCAATGATTTCCATTTCCTCTAAGAAGTCCTCTACATCATTTTGCGGTTCAGGTCTTTGAGACTCAAAGTGCTTATCAAGTTGTTCTCTTTTCTCGTTACGTTTCGCGTTCTTTTCATTCTCTAATCTTACCTGTTCAAGCCTGTTGACCTCTTCAATCTTGCGCCGTTCAGCTTCTGCTTTCGCTTTTAATTCAGCCTGTTTCTTTTGATCTTCAATTTGAGCTAAACGTGCTTTAAGACGTTCCTGTTTAGCGTCTAATGATTCAGCTTTTTGTTTTGCTTCTGTTTCAAGTCGGAATAATAAATCATTAAAAGCAATGTCCGGCATTGATTCAAGATTCTCTGGAGTTAAATCGAATGGTTTTAATTTTTCTAAGCGATATTCAATAGACTGAGTAACTCGCTTATTAAATTCACGCTTTAATTCCTGCCGTCTTACCCGGCATTCTTTAAGGTGAACCGCTAAATTCCTTACTCTCACTCTATGTTTACAATGAGGGCATACTTTCAACATTAGACTTTCCTTTTAAATAAAAAAATAATTTGGCACGGAATCCCGTGCCGTTTCATTAATAAGGAAGTGAAAGTGCGCCAACGAATCCGGTAGTTGAATCCTCAAATTCAATGCTGACTTTGCCATCAAAGCCTTTGAATCTATCGGAGTCAACAACAAGGAATCTTACATCATCCTGTGCCATTGTTATAGCATAATCGCCTTGCCCGCTTGCATGATAATCACCTGAACTGATTGTGAAGACTTTATTGCCTGCGGTTGTGTTGTTAAGAATCAATACCAGTTTACCTTCGCGCGGATATTCAACCTGCATTGTTTTATCTGCATCAATCGCCGTAAATGCTGTTACCGGAAGGTCTGCTGAAACTGTATTCCTAACTAATGCGGTAGCTGTTAAAGTTGTAATTGCCATTTTTTGTTATCCTTCTAAATTTTAAATTAGCCCGCTGCTACGGGTGTAATAGTTGCCTCTTCAAGTGAACGGTAAGAAACTTTATAAGGTATTTCAGCGTCATCACGTTCTGCACTTAGTTTTACCTTAACTGTTACTGCACCGTTTACTGTGCCAAGCTGGAATCTTTCACCTGAAATTACAGGAGAAGCATCTCCGGTTAATGTTACCTGTGAACCCTGCGCAATCAAAGACTCAACCGAATCGTCTGCCTTTGCGTAAACTGCAACGTCTAAAGTGTCATTGTTTGTTGCAACTGCACTTACTCCGGTTGTGGCTTTGTTATAGGCAAGATCAACTACCAAGTCCTGAAGTACAGAACCTGAAGCCGGAGTGATTGTCAATAGAGTTATGTAACCTGTATAATCAGCAGCGGATATATCAATATCCGCAACGCCACTTGATACTTTCGGAGTTAATAGCTCGTGAGACTCCACGAATTTATTTAAGTGTGTTCCTCTAAGCATTTAATCCTCCTTATGCTTCTGCTGTTTTATCTACATAAGCGCAGATAGTCATATCAGGTCTAAGTATTTTTGCGCCGAATAAATACAAGCCTTTTACAGCGTCTTCAAATCTCTTTTCAGGTCTGTATGCTTCGATTGTATTTATTGAGTCTGCGAAAGCGAAAGATTGATTGTAAACTCCGCCGATTATTCTTGTCTGATCCCATGTAGGTGCACCTGTTGAAGCACTTACGTTTTCACTCAAAAGAATATCGAAGCCCTGAATACGATCAACTTTTCCGTTTGTGAAGATTGAATTATTATCTGATTTAGAAGTCAAACCAGCAAGATTTAATTTGCCGTGAAACCATTCGGGAACGATTAAGAATCTTCCTTCTAAAGGAACACGTGCCATTTTTTCTTTAATGTCCAGAAGAACGTCCTCAACATTAAGTGAAGTTACGTCCCACGGAGTTGTACCGGATGAATAACTTGTTAATCCTGCCTGTGCGTATAGTCCTGCCATGTAAGCATCAACGGTATCGCGGAAGCCATAAGCTGCGTTATCGGTTATACCTGTAAGGATTTTAGTCTTTTGCTGAACTGCTCAACGTCATTCACTTTTATATCAAAGTAATGAGCCTGATCGATAACAAGTTCAGTGGCTGCATCGTCCATGTCCTGTCTATTTAAATCAGTGTCTTTTGAGTATGGGTTAATAGTTACATCACTGATCTGCATTACTTTTACTTTGTCGCCAAGCGCGGTAATTTGTCCCTGATACTCCCTGTTTGCAACCGAAGCGAAAACGTGAACTTTCTCTAAAGATTTGATTAAGTTCTGTGACCAAACGGTTTTAATAAAATTTTGAATTGCCATTTTTTCTTTCCTTTAAGAATGTTGAGCTAATGATTTGTTGACCTTATCAAGATTAGCTCCGATCTGCTCCTCTGACATTGCTTTGATTTCATCAAGAGTGAAATAAGGACTGTCATTGTTACCCTTACCCTGAGCGTGTTCCTGCCCTGCGATAACTTCCTGCCCGAAAAATCCGCTGAATGATTTATTATCTTTAATCGGTTTTATCATATCATCAAACCCTTTAATCTTTCCGTCCTCTAATACTTCAATCGTTTTTAGGTCAAACTTTTTGCTTAATAAATCCCTTGCATCAGGATCACTTACGCCTGCATTTAACAGGTTTTCTTTAACAGCAAATGCTTTCTTCAATTCAGCTTCACGTTCTGCCAGCTTTGTCTTTTCCTGTTCAAACTGGTCTTTCTGCTCTTTGTTAATCTTAATCTGTTCTTCAATCTTTGCAGTTAATTCAGTGTTGCCTTCAGCAGCTTTCTTTAAGTCTTTCAAATCCTTATCCCTTTGGGTAATTGTGTCCTGAAGAGTCTGGATTTGAGTATTCAGCGTTTCAATGTTTGATTCCAAAGTGGATGTCATTTCTTTTACCCTGAATTTTGGAATCGGCTCTTTGTCCTTTTCTTTCTCGTCTTGTTTGTTCCAGAGGTACACCGTGTATTGAGAAAGTTTTGCCTCTATTTCCGGTGTCCACAAATCGCCAAGTAAATCTTTTATGATCATTATTTTTCCTTTATGTTGTTAGTCCGCTTTATTACCGAGCTCGTCTCGTTCCTGACTATTCCTTATTTCTACCCGCCAGAGAAAGGCGGTTCACTTTTAAAACAAAAAAAAGCCGATACCTGAATAGAGACCAAACTGCTCTATAAAAGTATCGGCTTGCTTAATGCTTGCTAATCGAACAATATTTAGGGGCGTTTATGGTAAAACGCTATTTCCACCATCAGATTTTTGATTAGAACCTGAAAACTAACATCCTAACGAAATGTGCCGGACAAGGTAGGAATCGAACCTACAACCTACGGTTTTGGAGACCGTTGCTCTGCCTGATTGAGCTACCTGCCGGAATACAAAATTTATAAGAACTTTAGTTGCTTGGTTGATTGTTTAAATAAAAGCCTTTTCTCTTTGTTGCCTTCTTAAAGTAATAAACGAAAGTGTCATTGCCTTCTAAGATTGTTATCTTCAGGGGGACACTTTTGAATACTTCTTTTTTATCTTTCGTTTCGATAATTAGAGAAACCTTGTTTTTATTTTCCATGCAAACTTAACTAAATTTTTTGTAAAAAACAAATTTTATTTTACTAAATCAAAAATTATTTTACAATTATACTATCTTCTCTGTATGAAACTTGCCTGAATACTCGTTAAGTCTTTTAAGAAATCTTCAATCATTTATGTTTCCTTAAAATAAATATCACTACTATTCCGTAAATAAGAATAACTGATACAATAAAAATTAAGAGATATGTTGCCATTTACCAAGCCTTCCTTTATATCCGTCTATTACTGCCTGTTTGAGAATCTTATTCCCCCTGAAGTAAAGCCTCATAAATAAATTGCCGATCAAAAAAGCGAACTTACTTTTTGTTAATGTTT